GCGACTATAACCACGTGGGTCTGCTACTACACCCTCGACGGTATCATCGTTGATTATGCGGAATTCTCTTCCGTGAATTTTGAAACGGGTACCTGCATATGCGCGGGTAAGGACAAAGTCGCCTTCTTTACACCATGCACCTGTAGGGAACTTCGCTTCTTCTTTGTAGCAAAGGTCGCCCATTTTAAGGACAAACAATACTACGGTGCCGTTCTCCTCAATACGTTTAGTATCAGATGCTTTAGCAAGCCCACTCTCGTAGGTGTCGCTGGCGTCGGGTACTGCACATAAGATTCGATAGCCTTTTGGTTCTGGTAGCTGTGAGGCTTTTTCTGCATCACCAAACTCTCGTGCGTCTGCCACCATTTCCGTTAGGTCAATTGCTTGACCTAGGTTGACGTTAGTCATCAAAATTCTCCATTTTTTTTGCGAGGTCTTCTATTAAAGACTGCGCGGTAAGTAGACCTCGAACCATACCGACAGATTGTTGATAGGCACCGAAATCCTTGGCCGCACCGTCGCCAAGGGATTCGATAATTGCTTTGCGCCGTTCTTCGATTTGTGACATCAAATACTCTAGCGAATCATTCATTTTTATTCCTCTTTAGCAGGCTTAGCTGGTTTAGCTTGTTTAGACTGACGCTGTATATCGTGTTGCGCTTGAGTTTTAGCCATGTCTACACCAATCCGAACGCCTTCAGCTTGTTGCTGCTGTTCAAACTTAGCTGCTTCTTGCTCCATCTTAGCTTTTTCAGACATTGATTTAACACCAATTTGAGCACCCGCTTTACGCTCTTCAGACTGGATTCGCATGATGTCAACTTGAATTTTGGCTTTATCCACTTCAATATCAGCCTGTGTTTTTTGGGCTTTGATTTGAATTTCTTGTGCTTTAAGCTGCAATTCTTGTTGTTGCATTTGAATCATTGGGTCTTGAGCTTGTTGTTGAGCTTCTTGCTGTTGTTGCTCTGCTTGGTTTTTCTGTAGCAATTGTTGTGCAGCTTGGGCTACTAGGCGAGATAACTGTACTTCAACTGTCTCATCTAGTTTCTCATCTACAGGAGGTAAACTTGTACCTAACTGCTCTTCAATACCTTTACGATAAGCAAATGCAATATGCTCAGTAATATGTGCCGCAAATGCAGCTTGAACGGCTTGAGCTTTAGGGCTTTGACCTATCATAGCGGCTATTTTTGGGTCTTCCATTGCTGCCATATGTACTTGTACGTGAGCTTCGTGGTCTTGATGCATGAACGCTTTCGCTGGTTTCCCGTTGATTAAGTTCATGTTCTCTGATACAGGGTCTCTTGGGTTCTCGTCATCTGCCGCTGGAATTAGCTTACCGATGTTCTTAACGCCCAATATCTCTAGCATCTGTTTATTCAACTCGACCATGTCGTATATATCTGGGTTGCCTTGTGCCATCTGCATAACAGCTTGGTACTGCACAACCTTTTGAGACATAGTGGCTGCGTTAGGGTCTGATACTGGAATTACTTCACAGCAGTCGTAGTCTGATTGTTTAGCACGTGCGCTGCCTTCTACTGGCTCGTAGCTATACTCTTCTGGCGTATAGTCACGGATGATGCCAGCGATTAGCTTGAACTCTTGCTTCATTGAGTAGTGAACGCGAGCTTGAACAGCTGACATTACCTTCAATGTACGCTCTAATATCGCTAGTGTGGTGCCTACAGGTGAGTTAGCAGACATATCTGATACTTGCATATCAGCAGCATTAGCGAACGCCTTAGCGTCCATAATGATTTTGTCCATCAAGCCAGCTAGTACTTGTGATGGCTCTTTGTATGGCAACGGCATGATGTTGTCACGGATAGCGCCTGAAGGTACGTCTACATCACGGAACTCTGCTGGAGCGATAGGGGTATCGTCGCCCTTGATACGTAGACCACGGGTCTTGAAGCCGCCTGGTAGGTTGCTTAGCGTACCAGCATCCACCAATTGACGTAGCAACATAGTACCTGACTTAGCTGATGCACCGATTAAGTGGATTAAACCGAACGCATAGAAGCCAAAGCCTGGAATATAGCTGTAGTGTACGAAGTGCTGACGTTTTTGTTTAGTCTTGTCGTCGGGGTTCCAGTTACGGCGGATAGCTAGGATATCACCTGTGCTGCGCTCTAGTGTAACCACATACGGTAGGGCTATGCCTGTAGGCTCATCATCGTCATCCACATCTTCATAACCTGGAAGGTCTAGGTCAACGTGCATCTCCAACAGCTTGTAGCGGTCGTCCATGGTGGCATTGAAACCCATCTTCTCTGCGATCTTCTTCTCGACTTCTTCAATCTCGTGTGATGGCTCACCTAAGTCAATGTCACGATAGAACCCAGCCACTTGTAAGCGACGTAGCTCATTCTCTGTCTTACGCATGACGTGTGTGACACGTGGGGCTGTTTGTAGGCTTGATGCACCGTAAGGAACTACAATGTCCTCTGCCGGTACAAATATAGATACTTGACGCTCTAGTGATGGGTCATAATATATCTTCTTAAAGGCGTTACCGCTTAATCCTAGGCCCCACAGCATGCGTTCGTGCTCAGGGCGGTACTCTGGCATTGCCTCGGTTAATTGGTAGTTCATATCGTCGCGTACGCGCTCTGACGCTTCTTCTTTGTCAGGGGTTTGCTTACCGATAATCTGTGTTTTTACTGGACCCGCTGCTGGGAACGTCTCCATCATCGTTTCTGCTTGAAACTTAACTAGCGCTTCTGATAGAATTGGGTGGTAGACACTACATGCACCTGGCCACGGCTCGGTACGGTCTTCTATTTTCATTCCCAATAGCTCGATGCCGTCAACGTAGGTATTTAGCCAGTCTTTACGTGAATCAACGTCAGTCATATAGTCACCAAGCAAGTCGCCTGATAGCTGCGTTAAGTCACCTTCGTTCATTTCTTCTGCTAAGTTGGCATTAAACTCGTCGTCATACTCGCTTTCAGGTTCAATTTCAATGGTCATGCCATCGATGCCAATCTCTACGCTTTCTGGGTCTTCTATTTCAATCTCAATGTCTGGCTCTGGCAGAGCAGCTGCCAAATCTTCTAACCCCTGGGGGGCTGTGTAGAGCCCTTTGTCTATATTGCCTGCCATAATTTATCCTTTATATTGCATATAATCTTTTTTGGTTGTAACTTCTGAACTCTCTTATTTCGTCTTCCTCGTCATTAGGCAGTCTAATAAACCCACCTTGACGGAACCTCATCAATGCCATTGTTGTTGAGTCGACTAAGTCATCGTTCGCGCCACTAGGGAAGTCATTACATTCTTCCATAACCTCTCTAGCCCAACGTTTGTCTGGAGCCCATACAATGCCACTTCTAAATAGATCGGATACAGAATTCACGCGAGCAATCTTATCTTGCCCTTTACCCGGCGTAAATTCGCCAACGGGAATGCCCATCCTGCGCAATTCTTGATACAGTGCGGCCCCGTTAGATTTCTTCTCTACTATAAATGCATCTGGCTCCCAGTCTTTGTACTCGCGTAACGCAAGTTCTTTAAGTTCAGGGAACTCCAAACGTTCTTTAATACTATTTAATAGTATTATATTGTAATTATTCGTTTCTTCGTTAAAAAACACACCCCACACTGTCAAGGCGTTATAGTCGGCACGGTTATTCTTCTCTTGCGCCGCGTCCAGACTCATTATGGTAAACTCACACTCTGGCGGTCTATCTTTATCCCATATCTGCCACCACTCGCGCTTTATAAGCGCACCCTCTTCTGACGTAGGGTTCTGCAGGTACTGAGCGTTCCAATACCTCACGTCTAGCGCGGCTTTCTTCGCCCTGAGCTCTTCTAGCGGCCAAAATTCTGGCCATAATGACTTTTCATTACCGTCTTTATCTTCTATAATAGCAGGAAATTCTACAACTTCCCATTCATCTACGCCTTCTTGCTTCACCATCTGGTTGATAATCTCACCCGTCAAGTCAAGCTTGGACCAACGCGTCATCACAACGATAATCGCACCGCCCGGCATAAGTCGTTGTATAGGGCCAGACTGGAACCACTCCCAAGCAGGCTTAAACACATCCGCTCTTCCCAACTTCGCATCTTGTTCTGAGTGAGGATCATCAATAATAAACAAATCGGCACCTCGACCAGCCAGAGCGCCCCCCACACCAATAGCAAAGTATTCACCATTATAGTTCGTCCCCCATCGTGACGCCGACTTACTATCCGCCTGCAGTTCTACTTCCGGGAATATGTCCCTGTAAGCTTCTGAGCCCACCAAGTTACGCACCCTACGACCAAAGTTGACCGCCAAGTCCGCCGTGTGTGACGCCATGATAATCTTTTTATGTGGATACTTCCCCAAGAACCAAGCAGGGGCTAGGTATGAGATCAACTCACTCTTCCCATGACGCGGGGCAATGTTCACGATGACTCGCTTCTTCTTCCCGTTGGCTATGTCCTCGAAGATCTGCGCTAATCTCTTGTGATGTTCGCCAACTTTGTACCCTGGGTACACGTGGTCAATGAATTCCAGGAACGTATTCTGTCTAGTGGTGACAGTCTGCATCCCTTCTAACTGCTCCAACATCGTGAGCAGCTCTTTTTGCTCATCCACAGGCAGCACATTGATTTGCGACAGCGCTTTATCTAGATCTTCGTCTTTTATCCCGCTAATCTGCGCCATCTATGTGATGTCCTTCATATCTTCAGGGGACATATCAATAATCTCACCCTCATACACATCCTTCACAGGCTGGTTGTTGCCCAAAATCTTGAATAGTTTCGACTTAATCTGCGCTTCTAGGTCTTCGGCGGTCACATTCTTCACTGTAATCTCAGTTTTGTCACTAAATAGACCCACATCCGAGATTTTCCCCAGTAATTCTAGTGCACGAAGTCTATGCCGTGGATCAGATAGGCCCGTATCCTCGATTAATTTGTTGGTTACGTAACGTCGAAGCTGCACAGCCTCTTGGACAACTTGGTGATCGTAGTCAGACAGCATCATATACAGGTGCTGAACCGTAGCGGGGGTGTTCAGATATTTATTCGCAACCTGTGAAGGCGGATTTTTCTGCTCAGGATCAGTGAAAGCCTTGAAAACTTCCTCTGCTTCCTTCTTTTCTTTGGTAGATACTGGGATTTCAGCTCCCGCCTCTAGTAACATCTTGGCGGTCGCCGCTGCAACCTTGACTCTTTCGGCAAAGGTTGTGGGTTCTTCTGACTCAAAGTCGTCTGGCAACGGCTTTGCTGGATCGGGTATTACTTTTATGGACATTCAAGCCACCTATTTTGCGCAATCTAATTTGCGATAGCCGGATTATAACGAAGTTTACTAAGAAATCAAGTGTTTATAGTCACGAAGTTGACAGAGTTTTGCGGGAGACACGTATTTCTAGATAATGAACCTCGTTTTTCTAGATTAACTTCGTTGGCTTCGTGACACAATGTCTTGATTTCATTAAATTTTTTATAAAAATTTTTCGCTTTAGGCGAAAGTTAAGTGAAGGGGGGGGGTCTCCGCAAAACGTCAAATCTCAATATTGTATCCAGTTATTTGTGCGCAGCTCAGTGTATAGCGAAGCTGAGTGAACCTACTTTATAAACGGGGTCATACGGGTGTAGTGGGTTGACGAAGTTGACAATGTATGCTATCCGCGCGCTTCCTTTATGCGAGGTGAACTTCGTGGGCTTCGTTCACTTTGTGGCGATATTGCCACTTTGTTATGCCGTTATGACTTGACAATGTAAAGCTATGCGAGTAGAATAGCTCTTAACGGTTAAGCAATTCCGCTTGCCGTATTATTGAAAGGGTATATATCATGGCTACTAAATCATTGAAAGCAAGCACTAAAGCAATTAAAGCACCAAGCAAAGCCGTAACAGTATTATCAGACGCAACCAAGCTAACACTTGCGCCTGTGGCTTTGTTATTCTCAAATTCTTATCAGTTCGGCATAGACCACGATAAGCTAACACTTGCCAAAGGTGAAAGTGAAGCGGCGGCGGCGCATGGCTTTGTAAACTATGTTAGGGATAACAAGCTAAATTATCAGACCATGCAAGCGGTGAAAAAGCACGTTATTGAAAGCATTGCCACTGCTAAAAAGCAAGCATACGATACCATTGAAAAATGGTTCAATAAAATCGTTAAAGCATACCTAGCCAATGCCGATTTAAAAGGCTTTGTAATGCCAAAAGCGGAAAGCAAAAGTGCCGAAGGCATGGCAAAAGCACGTGGCGAATTAGCTAAAATTGCCGATAATGAATTGCAAGGTTTAATTGAAGCCCATGCAAAAGCGGGCGATTTTAAAAAGGCGGCGCAATTATCCACGGAAAAAGCAAAGCGTGAAAAGCAAGCCACCAATGCAATTAAGCAAAGCGAAAGCAAAGCTACAACCGAGTTAAAAACCATGTTGAAAAAATGGGTTGGCTCTCTTGATAGCACGCAATTGGCGGCTTTGGTTTATGCCAAAAACAATTTTGGCGAAATTGCTAAATTGGCAAAAGCAACCAAATAACATTGTGGCAATTCTGCCACTAAGTTAAATTAGCCCACCGATTTTTGGTGGGCTTTTTTGCGCCTATCGTTTGCGCATTATGACCGTAATAAAGATAGAGAATGAGTCGGAGAGTGAGGCGATCGAAATTAAATTACACGAAGTTCACCTAGTCATTACGTATATACAGGTTGTATAGTAGTTAACTACGTAAACTTCGTGACAATAAAGACAGAATGTCTCTAGACGGCACTTGACATTGTCTGCGTAAAATACGTGCAACTTTTGTCACGTAATGCATGTAAGTCATTGATGCATAAAGTAACTGGACAATAAATTTACGTAATTACGTAAATACGTTATAAACTATCTAGAGGTTCCAAATAGTTTTTGATTTGTAAACTTCGTTAACGTCGTTCAAGTGACCTCGCGCAATGCGACTTTTCTGCAAAATCACGTAATTA